CGCTCTTGAGACAGGTGATAGAGCAGCACTCTTTGCTACAACTGACCCTATTCTCTCTTATGAGAGGGAGGTTTCGCATTGGGATAAGAGAAAAATGTCTGATTCATTGACGTATCATACAATTTTCCGTGGTTTATCCAATGACCCTGTTGTGATTGCATGCAAAATGGCGAAGATCATGTTCTTGAAATCGAATTTGTTATCTACGTATGGAACTCGCGATTATACCATTTTGGGGTTGAAGATTCAGCATGCGCTTGCTGTGTTAGCTGGTACAGCAATTGCAGCTTGTACTGCAGCAACTGTTGTTTCCACTTTCACAGGCACTTCAGGCGATGATCAGAGCCAGCCTTTAGATCCGCAAGGGTACAGTGGCAAACATCTGAGCAAGACTAAGAAGTTGAGCTATAAGGGAATTAAACCTCAAGCACAGGTCACTGTCAATACCATCAACTCTCAAGTGAGGGAAAATATGGTTACATTGAGTGTATCCTCAACGGGTCAAGGAATGCGCCAGCATGGGCTTTTCTTAGGTCTTGATAGAATGTTGCTAACAACCCATGCCCATCGTCACCTTAACACATGTCCTCCTGGTTCTTATATAACCATTGCTGATTATAAGAAAGAGATCGTTTACTCTAAATCAGTTGAGAGCTTCAAAGCTTTGCCCTTTTATTCGTTACCAGGAAAAGATGTGACTATTGTGAAAGTGGTTGGAACACCGCACAAGAAGAGTATTGTGAAACTTTTTGCAGGTGAATCCCATGATATAACCAATAAAGCAATGCCTGTTGTATTTTTGGCTATGGATCCATTACATGACGCTCATGTCACATGTACACATTATTCTGCAATCGGTCGTCATCCATTAACATACAAATCGGATGGTGACACATACACTACCGTTGACACTTGTGTTTATGCCACCACTAAAGCCGTCAGTGGAGCGTGTGGGAGACCTTTGATTGCTCCCGATGGCGTGGTTGCTATACATGTCGCTGGAGAATCTGGTATTCGTGGTTTTGGGACTTACGTCACGCGTCAGGTTGCACAAGATTTGTGCAATATGGAGCTACCCACGAAACATGCAGAATCTCTTCCTGATGTTGATTCGATTCTTGAAATTGTTGCACAACCTGAGCAGATTTATTTGCGCAATGAGCCTAGTCATATACCTATTGGTGCTAGTACTTTGGTGCACAATAAGGTTATTGCCGAATCCATTTCAGGAATTGTGCGCGAAGCACCATTGAAATTGCCATCTCGATGGAAGTGGAATGTTGATAATAATGATGCGAGTCTTCCTATGTTAGATAACCATCTAGATTTGTTACGACATGACGCCACAATTGTTGCACGACCTTCTGATGAAAATGTTAATGCTGTGGCTAAATGGTTTGCTGATAAGGCTGTTCAACTTCTTGCAACGGTTGATCCTGATTATACGCGACCATTGTCGTTGTCCCAAAATGTATTTGGATTTGGTGTTATCCAGAAATTGCAGCTTGACAAATCATGTGGGTCTACTTCTAAAGGACCATCTCGATGTCCAAAGTCAGAGCATTTTGTTATAGATGGGGAAACTGTCGTGCTGAAGTATTTGCAATCTGCGTTTGACGATGCATGTGCACGGCTCGAGAGAGGTGAGCCACTTGACTCTGCTTTGGGAGATAAAGACCGCATGTATATTCCATCACCAAAAGATGAGTTGCGTAGCGAAGTGTCGCCTGGTGTTGTTAAGCGAGTTCGTACTTTTTACACTGCACCCCTTATGGTAGTGATGCTCATGCGTAAGTATCTATCTTGGTTGGGTGCAACCGCTTCTATGTACCCAATTGAATTTCCAGTTGGCCCAGGCATATCCCCAGTTAAAGATTGGCCCATAATTATGGCCAAGTTGCAGGACTTTGAAGCTTGTTTTGCTGGGGATTTTCATCGATTTGACACAACAAACCACCCTGGATTGAAAGAAGTGTGGCCCACCATAATTGATTACTTGGACACAGATGCCTTCTCTCCAGAGCATAAGAAAGCCATGAAATCAATTTTGCAGGGATTACAGGAGACATTAGTTCCATTTGGTTCTTTTGTTTTTCTCGTCCGTTGTTTGTTGCCATCTGG